TACATATTTTGATCTCTCATTTTTAAGGTTAGTTTTTTGGTGGTACAAGGTGGATTATATACCCACCGTTTGATGAAGTCAAACATCGTCTTCATCGTCTTCAAGCGTCTGGCAGTATTCTTGCCATTCGGTCAATTCTTTGCGGTCAACAAGGCCACATTCTGCTTGCCATTCTAAGTATGTCATGCTTGTGGCCCTTCTGGTCGATAGTAATTCTCTGCCACAAATTCAATTTGCGCTTCCGTGACTTCATCACCATAGGTGGCGAATGCTAGGTCAAGGATACAATCTGCTTCGTATTGGCTCATTCTTTTTCCCCTTCAGCGTGTTGGTATGAGTAGGATTTTACAGGGTTTCGCTGAAATGTGAAGCATTTTTTCATTTATTTTTAGAATAAAAAAGCATAAGCCCAGGCCTGCTTATGTCCTAACGAGGCGCTAAGGGGCGCACCTTTATTTCCTGTTAGCACCGGATTGAAATCTAACAGGTCAACAGAGGGGCGACCATCATCATTCAACATGATGGTGGGCGGGGGCGGTTATAAGACTCAGTGATAGTGGTGCGCGGGGCGCTCATCTTCACGTAAACCATTAAGAAATTTAGACACTTAGACATTCACACATTAAGACACTCACACACATACGCACACAAATAAAAATAAATCTTGACAAATCACCCGAAACAGCATATAATTGAAAATAATATGAAAATACTCCTCCTACTGTTCATGTTACTCCCCCTACACACGAAAGCTGATGAGTTGTACTGTCTGGCCCAGAATATATATTTTGAAGCCCGCTCAGAAAGTTTGGCTGGTAAATACGCAGTGGCTGATGTTGTCCTCAACAGAGTAGACTCTTCAAGGTATCCAAATACTATTTGTTCTGTTATTAAGGAAAGGCATCAGTTTAGCTGGTACTGGGATGGAAAGTCTGACCTACCGCGCACTACCTCCCCCGCTTGGATAGACTCCGTAAATGTGGCCAAAGGTATACTCTTCCAGAAAAAATTTTTAGGTATTACTGAAGGAGCAACCCATTACCATGCAAACTATGTATATCCTAGATGGGCTAGTTTCTTAGATAAAGTCGGCCGTATAGGAAATCATATCTTTTACCGAGAGCTTTAAAAAAATATTTCTTGACATTTGTTTTCAGTTGTTATATACTTGCGTAATGTTAAACATACTAGTAGAGGAGCAATTTTAATGATGTGGGTAACCTATAAAGAACTTTACGAAGTTAGACCCATAACTAGGGAAGACTATCCTATACTCATGGAAATTTTTCAGAATAATAATGAGTCCGTAGACAGAGTTTATGCAGGCTGGAACCGATACAATACAAATGTTCTATGCCGAAGAAAGACTGACTTAAAAATAGTATGCTGGACAGAACAAAATAGGGTTGGAAATGAAGATGGGTCTAAAGTCTGGTTTGTAGGAGCTAGAGCAATGCATCCCGACTTTAGAGATGGCGGAGTTACTCTTGCCTCCATAAATGCAGAGGCTCTGTACTATATATTTCATACATGGGGTGCAAAAGCAATTTATGCTCCAGTTCTTAAAGCAAGAAATGCTAATGGAGATCGCTATAACTGGGAGGACACTGTGCCCTCTGCAGTAACGTATACAGAGCACAGCGATAACTACGGCTTCGTAGAGATTACTAGGGAGCAGTACCTTGGCAGTATTTGAATATTCAGTAGTCTTAACAGATGGTGGAGGGTCCATAGCTGGGCCTAATGTAAACGTAGGCGATAGCATTACTCTCACTGCTACTGCTCCGGGACAGTCTGGAATCGCTAGTCCTGTCAATCCTGTTAATTGTGTAGGAGCAGATGTAACTTTAGGTGTTACGACGCCCAATGCTATTGCTAGCTTCTCAGGAAGTAACTACTCTGTAGGATACATTCACGCTGGTGAGGATGGTACTACATTCTACACCGCATCAATTGAAGGTAGTGTAGGGGGTGGTGATACAACTCCCAATCCCTTTGACTTGCCAGATGTACCTAATGCTGTACCAGGGCAGGTAACATATTCAACGGCTCAGACAATTACAGGTATGGACGCGAATACTCCTTGTTCTGTATCGGGAGATGGAGCGCCTCAGCTACAGGTAGCAGGGGGAGCTAATCCTTGGGTAACAAGCTCTACTATTAACTCAGGTCAGCTAATTAACGTACGTCTTACTGCTTCTCCTCTTTTCAGTACGCCTCGCCAGGCTACTCTTCTAATTGGCACTGGATCAGATACGATCACAGTAACTACAGCAGCAGAACCTTCAGGTGGAACAGGTGGCCCTATAAGTGATGGCACAGGTACATATGGTATTCAGATTTTTGATACTAATGGAACTACAAGCGTGCTATCCCCAAGTACTAGGTATATGACGAGGCTGACAGATCCTGAATACGTGTCTGTGGCCTCCAATGGAGGGAGTGTTCTTATCCCTTGTATTATGACAGGTTTAACTAGCTCTAACTCTACTTTAGTTTTTTCTACTCCTGCTAGTTCTAATACTTCGGATACTATTGTCATAACCCTAGAATCGAATGGCTTTAGGATTACAAATAATGACACACAAGGCACTTTTACTAATATTGCATATGCAGTGAGGTTTTAAGATGGCTTACGGAATAATTTTTGAAACAGCTAACGGCAATGTACAAATTGATTCTACTACTACAAACACAGGGTTGATTATTCTATCCAGTGTAGCTAGCTCCCAAACTGTAACTTTTGATCAAAATAAAGAGTTCTGTTTCGCACGACCTGCTAGTACAACTTATACTGGCGAGATCAAGATTGCGCTGAGAAGCATCAGCGGGTCTAGCACGGGCACACAAACTTACTACTTCGAAGAGCCAGATGGTACTAAAATAAACACAAATTATATATTAGGTAAATGGGCAAATGAGCAAGTAAGTAGTAGTGGTGGTTATGGAGTCCAAATTTTTAATGTTGATGGAGACTTGGCTTATGATTCCGGTCTTTATACAGGAGATGGAGGATTAGGCATTGTAGCATTTTGGCCTGCAGGTGAGTTAAGTGGGTACGGCAGTATTGGAACAACTAGTCAAATGACTGATGATTATACATTATTTGCAAATATGAATGGAACTGCTGGCGAAGCCAACTCTTATGACGGTAGTTATTATGGGAACGTATTTAAAAAGTCAGCAGCAGGTACGCCGGAATCAAGTTCCGGAGGACCTGGTATTTATTGGGAATCAGTCATTCGATTCGATGTTGGGTATGGGTTAAGTGTTTTTGTAGTCCCAAACTTCACACCAAGATTTTTAGCAGAAGGAGGTTCAGTATGATACATTATCTTATGTATGTAAACGACGAAGGTGATATAACACAAATTAGAATAGCGAAAGGAATTAATCCTGCGAACAGAGCAGTGGACCCTGTAATAGGGCAGTACTGTGTACACTATATGGAGGCTTTAGAAGATATAGGAGCATTTCATAGTTTAAACTATTGGAACTATGATACCCAGCAGTGGCAAACCAGACCAGACCGACCTAATAAACATGCAGTTTGGAAAGCTGGAGCCTGGACCTGGGATGCGCAGGTTTTACTAGAGGATATTAGAACGGAGCGAAACTATCGTCTTGCCCGCTGTGACTGGACAGTAGTAAACGATTCCCCCCTAAGTGAAGCACAAAAAACAGAAGCTATAAATTACAGAACGGCTTTAAGAACTCTTCCTGACAATATCACGATTGAATATATTGATAGTGTTGATAGTACTCCATGGCCCTCCCCTCCAAGCTTTTTATTACCAGCATAGAAAAAAAGTTCTTGACATTATAACTCCACTAACATATAATTGACACCATGGCTAAAGAAATTACTAAAATATCCCCAGAAGGTTTAGAAGTTGCTAATTGTTACTTACAATACGGCAGTATTCGAGCAGTCTGTGATCAAATGATGGTATCAGAGCATCAAGTAGTCGAAACCTTAAATAAAAGAGATGTAAAAAGGTATATTGACACAGTATATCTCGACATGGGATACAGAAATAAAAATAACATAGGTGCCTTGTTAGATACCATGATCCAAAGTAAACTTGACGAAGCTCAAGAGACTGGAGTTTACAGCTCTAAAGATTTAGCTGACTTGTTACAAATGGCTCATAAAATGCGCATGGATGAAATCAAAGCTATGGCTGATATTGAAAAAGTCCACAATGGAAACAGTGTTCGCAATCAGACAAATGTCCAGATAAACGAAGCTCTTCCATTTGGTCAAGGTAACTACGGTAAGTTAATGGAAAAACTACTTAATGGAAACGACTAATGAGTTAAATAGAATGAAGATCGAATTAGCTACACATGAAGTCCAATGCGAAGAAAGATGGAAAACTACATTCCAACGATTGGAAGGTATTGACTCTACCCTTGCGCGCCTAGAGCGTTTAGTACTTACTGTTGGCGGAATCGTTATTATGTTCCTAGCGGGGTTAGTAGTTACCTTATCTACTGTACCACACTAATCTTATAGTTTATATTTAATGGGGTCCTTTTTTACTCAATCTGGCCTAAGTAGTATAGGAGAAAAATATGATTTACAAAAAACGAAACAAATGGTTTGTAGAAGACAAAGACGGTAATAAGCATAAATTTCAATCTATGGCAGATGCACAAGCTTTTGAGGGTATTCCGACAGTAAAAGAAATAGTCGCCGAAGAAGAATTAGCAGAATTAGAAGAAGAAGAGTTAGAAGTCTGGTACAAGGACTAGTACCTTGCCAATACAAAAAGTAAAGGGCGGATATAAATGGGGAAGTTCAGGGAAAGTATTTAAAACTCGCAAAGGTGCAGAGAAACAAGCGCAAGCCACTTATGCAAGTGGTTATAAAAAGAAAAAGCGAAAACTCCCAAAGAAAAAGCAGCTTGCTGCTAAGATTAGGAGAAAAAAACGTGCCAGCAAAAAGTAAAAAGAAAGATTCAAGACTTAAAAGAGCAGGAGTCTCAGGTTTTAATAAGCCAAAGCGTACTCCAAGGCACAAGAAGAAGTCACACATCGTTGTGGCTAAGGTAGGCACAAAAGTTAAAACTATTCGTTTTGGACAGCAAGGCGCCAAGACAGCAGGAAAGCCAAAAGCTGGAGAATCTGAAGCAATGAAAAAGAAGCGTGCAGCTTTTAAAGCTCGCCACGCAAAAAACATTGCAAAAGGTAAAATGTCTGCAGCATATTGGGCAGATAAGGTAAAGTGGTAATGAATACTGTAGATGGCTTACACGAAGCAGATACAGACTCTGACGGACATATTAGCAAAATAGAACTAGAGCTACACTTAGATGCAAAAAGAAGAGAAATAGAAGATGCAGACGCAATGAGAGATGCGCAGCGTAATATGGCATGGTTCGCTCTAGCAGGTATGTTACTATACCCGTTCGCAGTAGTCGCAGCCGACTTAGTACAGCTCGAAAACGCAGCAAGAATTCTTGGAGATATGGCACCTACCTACTTTGTATCTGTAGCAGCCATCGTAGCAGCCTTTTATGCAAAGGAAGCTATAGGGAAAATTAAAAAATGATCGATGTCGTGTGGCAAATAGTAGAAGCTCTTCCCGTTATTGTAATGGTATGTTCTGCAGTTACTGCTAGTACCCCTACCCCTAAAGACGACGTTATTTGGGCAAAAATCTATAAGTGGATTGATATTTTTGCACTCAACATAGGTAGAGCCAAAGAAGTTTCTAAATCGTCAAAGGATATGTAATGGCTACACAAACTAATAGCCAATTACTTACATCTAATCAGCAGTCAACTACGCCTAATCGTGTAAATATAGTAGCGTCGGCTACTAATGACGGTCGCCCTGTAACTACACAAAATCCTTTCCCTGTAACTAATATCACAAACGTCCCAATCGCAGCGGGGTTACTAGAAGGTTATAGTGCTGTTCATAAGTTTGGTATAGTAAAGGGAACTGCTACAGCAGGCTGGAATACTGTATGGACAGGAGCTGAAGAAGCTGCAACCATTCTCTATCCTTGGCCTGTAATTGGCGATGCAAGTGTTGTTACTGTAGTTTCTAGCTCTGGAAGTGATGTTACGGCAGTTACTTTACAGGGCTTAGACTCTAATTATGATTTCCAGGAAGAAACAATTACTTTAACTGGAGTAGTCCCAGCAACAGGTACTAAAATATGGCATAGAGTTAATCGTGCTTTTATGGTAACTCAAACTAATGTTGGAAAGATTACTGTACGTAATGCAAATAGTGTAGCTATTACTTTTATTAAGGAAGCTAGAGGCCAAACCTTACAGTCATTGTATACAATTCCAGGAGGCTGCACTGGATTTTTAAACACTATACAGATGGTAGCAAGTAAAGCCCAGAGTGCCGAAGTATCAATGTTTGCTCGGCCCCTTGGAGGAGCTTTCCGAGTAGTCGGTGGAAGTGTGCTATATCAAATGGACCATACTATAAACTACAGCTCCCCCGTGGTATTAACAGAAAAGACAGATATAGATGTACGAGCTATTGGTACTGCAAATGCCGATATATCATGCTCGTTTGATTTAATAATAGTATCTAATGCAGTACTTAATTCTTAAACTGGAGCCCTAGATGGCATTACAACTAAGCAGGTTAGATATAGTAGGAGATGGCCTACTAGAGTATCATCCTGATAATAGATATATCAAGCTCCCAGTAGCCCCTTATTTGGAACTGCTGGGGATTGAACCTCTCCCTTCTCAAGTGGCTCTAATTAATGCTGTAAATAATCCTAAATATAGATTTATTTGTGCAGCTCTTTCTAGACGACAAGGTAAGACTTATATTGCTAATGTTATTGGGCAACTAGTATCTTTAGTGCCAAATTCCAATATCCTAATCATGTCACCAAACTATCAGTTATCTCAAATTTCTTTTGACTTACAGAGAAACTTGATCAAACACTTTGACTTAGAGGTTACAAAAGATAACGCAAAAGATAAAGTGATTGAAATTTCTAATGGTTCTACAATCCGTATGGGTTCCGTGAACCAGGTGGACTCATGTGTTGGTCGAAGTTACGATTTAATTATATTTGACGAGGCAGCGTTAGCAGACGGTCGTGATGCGTTTAATGTAGCACTTCGACCAACACTTGATAAGCCAAACTCAAAAGCAATCTTTATATCTACGCCACGGGGTCGGAACAATTGGTTTGCAGAATTCTTTGATAGAGGCTTTAATGAGGAATTTCCTCAATGGGCTTCTATAAGAGCAACATATAAAGATAATCCACGAATGTCTGAAAGTGATATTAGTGAAGCTCGAAAAAGTATGTCCGAAGCGGAGTTTGCTCAAGAGTACGAAGCTGACTTCAATACCTTTGAAGGTCAGATATGGCCCTTTGATCACGAACTATGTGTAGGTAACTTTAGTGAACTAGATACTTCTAGAATGGATGTTTTTGCAGGACTAGACGTTGGTTTTAGA